GAATGATTCTTGTTAAATCTTTTTCCTGTACAAGAACACCTGGTGATACTTGAAATGCCATAGGTTATTCTCCTCTTTTATTAATTAGCTAATTATTATATACTTCACAACTTTGTAAGTTTTCTTACATCCATATTTAAAGCCAGTACAGATATTTATAATAACTGAACCCTGGACTATTGACCCTTTCTAGTCGCTGGAAACCACCTGGTACCATATTCATCAACGGATTCCTCATCTTCCTCTGGATCGTGAACACCATCGTCTACAAAGCCAAACGGTGCCATGTCTTGCTCTATCAAATTCTTTTGTTCCTCGTACATTTTTAAACGAGCATTTGTATTGGTTAACTCTTTAAAATAGGGTTGGTTAGACAGCCATCCGAATATAACTAGACACATCATTAGGTCATCATTTGATCCGTCTTCAGCCTGCCAACTTTGACCTCTTTTAGTAAAGGTTGACATCTCCTGTATTATATTGAAATCATTAATTACAATCTTATCTCCTTCAATCAAAGTCTTTATATTAGAACAACCTACTCTCTTAATCTGTTTTGTCATACGAACACCCATAGATGTACCACGACCACTAAACATCGCACCTAGTATTTGACCAGCACGACCTTTTTGAGTAGTCATTAATAGATTAGGATATTCAATCTCAAACTGTAAAGCCTCTGCTACTTGTTGACCAATATCATTAACCTCTGTTAATACATGTGCATGGTTATATGCCAAACATACTCTGTTAATTATATTAGGAAAAACAAAAGGTTTAATTTCGTTACTTCTATATTTTGCCACAACCTTATAAGGCATACTAGTGACATCAAATACTAAAAAGGCAGAATAATCTTTATCTACACCACGTGATACATCAACTGAACAAACATAAGTATGTCCTTCTATTTTATCTTCGTATATATCAACACCTTGAGCAGATTTAGTTGGATTAATAATTGGTATTTGTTTAATTTTAGCAGCTGATATTAAAGTATTTACAGAACCTAAAAACTCACACTCAAACTCTTGTTGAAATTGTTCCTCACTTGTGTTTCTTATAGTTTGTTCTTTCCATTTTTCATCACGACCTGGTACTTCACTCCAATGTACTTCAATAGGCTTATAATCATTTTTTTCATTGATAGCATCCATCCAAATTTTATAGTACATATTCATACCATAAGGTGTAGATACTATAATCATTTTAGTTTTTGTACCAGCAGATATTGTAGGATAAACTGAACTAAAAAACATTTCGGCAATGTTAGTAGGTACGAAAGCAAACTCATCAAGAAATATTATATTAAAAGAACCACCTCTTATAGCACTTGAAGATGTAGCAGCCGCCACAATAACTGATTTATTTTCTAATTCTATATTACCTTTGTTCCAATTAATTACACCTTGTTGTAACCACTTTGGTAAATTTTCATATGCTAATTGTACTCTGCCTAAAATATCTCTAGCAGTAGATGACTTATTGGCAAGTATGGCAATATTGCTGTTTGGGTTAAATAAAGCATAGTGTAAAAGATATGATACTGTAGTAGTGGATTTACCTGACTGTCTAGGTAGTTTGCAAATTGTAAATCTATTGTCATGTATCGTATTTACTATGGTCTTTTGAAAATCATACATCTTAAAAGGTACTAAACCCTCGTCAAGTGATACAATACGGATATAATTTTCCATAAAGTAAATAGGGTCGCCAGCACACTTTTGAAATTCTACTATTTGTTCTTTAGTAAACTTAACTGGTGTATTGATCTTTTTTAAATTAGGGTTACCTAAATATGCTTCACTCATTTTCTACTCCTTTTTGGGAGTAATATTCTTTTCAATTGTTTCATCTTCTTCTTTTCTATTTAACATCTTTTGTAATTCAGCTGTTGATCCAACAAAAAGAGCATTCTTAACATTTGTACTTGCAGTCTTTGGTACTTGTTTTAACTCTTTTAATTTCTTTTGTAAGTCTTGTAATTTATCAACTGTAGTACCAACTTGACCTATTAATTGTCCTGCAACTTCATATGCTCTAGGGTGTTGGCCTTCTTTTGCTATTTCTAATATACCCTCAATAGCTTCATTACCTTTATCTATTAAATGGAAATAATTATCTCTACTGTATTTGTAATCGTTATCTATATCTTCTTTATCTTTGTCTTCAACTCTAGGAACTAGAGGTTTAAATTCTTTTTTTTCTACTACAGCAGTTTCAGGTGTAGTATCAATACCTAAAATTTCATTTACTTTGTCGTCTAATTTGCTCATAATATTTACTCATCACTTCCTGTCTTTGGATTATATGTTTTACCATCTGTAAAGTTTTCTATTGTTGTTGTAAATCCGAAATCATCGTTAACATCAGCTGATACTGGATCAGGTATAACTGTTATTCTATCTTCTCTCACAGCTGTATTACCTATATCTGTATATAAATCTGATTGTACTTTTTTAATAACACCTTGATTAACTGTTGGTCCAAACAAGTATGTTTTCGCCGTAAAATTCATTGAATATATTACTGCTCTTCTATTTGTAAATCCACCATCATAACTATCTTCATAATTTACACTATTAAGAATAATAGGTACGTCTCTTTTTATTTTCATTTCAGGCATAACATTTACCGTTACCGTATAGTCTGGTTGAAAGAAAGGTAATATTTGTTCTACTATCTGTAAACCATTTTCAGCAGTTGCTGTAAAAGCATAAACATTTAAACTTATGTTATATGGTACAGGTGTATAATTAAAACTTTGTTTTTTAGAATCTGCAAAGTCGGTTGGCGATGTTTCTAATAATGGATATTCCGCATATCCTGTAGTAGTGTTTGCTTGTTCAAATTGAATATAACCACTGTCATCTTCCATCGGTACTCTATGCATTTTAGCAGCCGATTGATCTCTTGTCAATGGTGTTTTTTCTGTTCTATATTTTTGAACCCTTGTTAATTTTCTACTAGGGTCATATGATAGTCCTGATATTTCAAAACCTATTCTAGGCAAAGTTAATGCCATTGATCTATCATCTAAATCAGCTTGTTGATCTAAACGAACTAAAAACTTTTCTTTAGGAGCATATGCTAAAGGAACTTTTATTCTTTTTAAAACAGCACCAGTTTCATTATTCTTACTTTCAATTACTATATTATTAAATAATTGTCCGAAAGCAATAATAATCTTTCTTAATCCTTCATTGTAAAACGGTGTTCCAAACATTATTGTCCTTTATCGGCTATTTTGCCTTTGTTAATTCCTTCTTTAATTACATATTTTTGTGTGCCATTAGCACCAACATTAACTTCCTTTTTTAAATTTTTAGATAACTCTAAAGTTTTTTTTTCTTTCATACTCTTTTGATGGAAGTCATGTAATTGTCTATGTCTATCTCTTTCCATTAAATATCTACCTCACCAAATGGGTTTCTTTCTGTAAAGTCTAACACATCATCGGTCACTGTCTCTGTATCAAAACCAGCCGCTGTATCTAAATCTAAATTTTGTGCATAGTCTGATTGTGTTTGTACAGTATTTTTTGTTGCGTCATAAGCTTCGTTCAATAAGAAGTTAGCATTTCCAGAAGATACATCATCTTGTTCTAATTGTATTGTACCTTTTTCATTTTCTAAACGTACTCTGTCTACCAATAGATTAACTGAATGTTCTCTTTCTCTTTTATCAATGTCTTGTACTCCAACATCAAGCTCTTCGTTTGAATATTCCCAACGTGTAACTCTTAATTTGTAAACAGGTAAATTTCCTAATTGAAAGAATGGCTCTTGATCTTCAACAAATTGAATTTCAAAGAAACTGTTCATCAAAGGAAAGAATAAAATATCTCCTTCGTTAGGTCTTCCTGGTACTGTTAATTGGAGTTTGGTATCTATCTTATTATGGAATCTTCTTTTAGAAACAACAAGTGTTGTGTCTTCTCTTATTTCTAATCCAAATTTATTAATTAATTCTTGTTGACCTGCAAATCCTTCAGTAGTTTCAAAATACATTTCAATAGGTAAAGCATTTTTAAATTTACTATTAACATCTTCACCTAAAACTAAATCTCTATTTACAACACTTCTTGGCATATAGTAGATTAAGTTACCATAGATTTTTAATCCTTCTATGATTAAATCTTCATATAGCCATTTCTCGGATGCATTTCCGATGCCATCTCCGTGCTGAAAGTATGGATTCATTACTACCATAGTTATTTACCCTATCAGAAAGTTATGAGGCTCTTCAAACGTTGTACGTATTTCTGTTTCTAATTTTTCTATGTCTTGTAGTGACTCGGAGAAAATTTGGCCTCCGTTAAGAGTGACACCACCAACCATAGCAACGCCATTAAATTTAGATAGGTTCGCTCCCCATTGTTTTTTGAATAATGCTACAACATATCTTTTTAACCATTGATCGTTGTATATATCAGTATTGGTTGCTGGGTCTAGTTTTCTAAAACAATCTATAACTAGATACTCACCAACTTTTAAATCTTCTTTCCAGTCCATATCAATAAACAATTTATTATCGTTTTGATTAAATCTTAAAGGTTTTTCACCTACTAATATGTGATCTAGAAAATCTAAATGTCTTAATACAATATCGTAATTAACTACCGATGTTGAAGAAAAATCATATAGATCATTTAATCTCATTTGATATCTTACGTCAAATAAGTTTAAACTTCCTTTACTTGAAAAAGGAAATATGTTTGTAACAGAAACAATAGTTTCAGGAACAACTATAAAATTTTGGTTTTCTTTCCAAGTATTTGTAACAGAATTTTTAGTTATTGATTCTGAAACATCTCCATTAGTCACAATTCTATCGTAATCTGTTTGTGTGTATTCGTATTTTAAATAACATCTTCTTATTGCATTCATATGAAATTGAGCATAGTATTGCATAGCTTCATCTAGTCTATCCTCTAATTGATCATTGTCAACGTTAATTTCTATAACAGGTTGACCTAATGCTCTTAAAGCGTATTCTTTTAAAGTTTCTCTTGTTGTTGGTGTTGCCATAATTCTATTTATCCCTTAATTAACTTGTTGTTCCGTACATAGTTTTTAATACGTTACCACTTGAATCTTTAATTTGTATATTTGTTGTGTTATTAACTGTACTTAAAGTTATGTCACCAGCTACATCTAAACTAGTACCATTAATCAACATCAATTTGTCTGATTTCCATCTTGCTGAAATATTATTAGCGCCGGCCTTCTTATGTGTGATTTCTATGATACCATCTTCATCACCATCGGTAGCGTCATCTATTTTAGCTGTAATTTTAGCATATATTACTTCTTGATCGGCGTCATTTTCGCCTTTGAATTTTATTTGTCCTAGATAATCTGCGTCATCAGGACTTGAGCTGTTTCTTTTTAATGTTATAACAGGACCAGCTGTACTTGAATCTTCTGTTGTTGTGATTAATAATGAATCACTTAAAGTTGTATTGGTTAAACTTGCAACGCCAGTAATTGATACTCCATTACTTGTTGTTTCTAGTTTTGCTGAATCTTGATAATGCAATGTCACGCCATAACTATCATTGGCGTATATATGTTTTAAACCAGAACTATTTGAAAGGTTAAAGTTTGTACTCTGCATATAAATTTGATTGCCTTGTACATCTTTAATAACACTACTTGATCCATCGTGGAGAATTTCAAAATCACTACCTGTTCCAAGTACTATACTTTCACTGTCTGCAAGAGTATTTGGTCCTGCTGAACCAGTATAACCAATCGCACCTTGTGAACCTGTAAAACCACCTGTTAATGGTTGTAAAGCCCATGCGTCCCCATTCCATTTCCATGTACGTACACCTAGATTGTAGGTATCATTGAGTGATGGACCACTCGGAAAATTTATCGTTGGCATATTATAATTCTATCCTTTTAAGTTTCTCTTCCACATATTTATAATATTTATACTGACTTTAGGATAGCTATTTTCCAATAAAAAACCCCCGAAGCCGAAGCGCCGGGGGTTTAATTTTACCTGTTTATTACTAGTGATTATTAAGCTTTAACAATCTTTAGAGTGTGAGTTGCAGCTGTCGTTACCGAACCTGCTGGAAACTCTTGTGCTCTGTAATCATCACCAACTTGTCTAGTTTGGTAATTAGTGCCATCAAGTATAGTGTTAGCCATACCTGAGCCTCTAGTTGTACCAGAACCATTAAAGTTATATCTAATAGTATATCCGTCACTTGAAGCACTTGCAGTCTGTCTGATCCACTCTTGACACAAAGTATCAAAAGAAGCACCAGTTTGTTGTAAGTGATTTGATCCGTCTATATTTAATAGATTATCGTATGATGAAGTAGCGCCGTCTACTCTGTGTAGATAGTAGCTAGTAATCGTAGTTGGGTTATCTTGTGCATGGTCACCGATTGATCCAGCAGCCCAAGCGCCAGTGTTGGCACGTGTGTCTACAAAGATCGGAGTTGATGAACCACTAACTTCAGTAGCACCACTTTCAGACGCATTAGAAGATACAAAATATGTACCACCTTGTTGCGTTGTAGTTGTACTTGCTGTAAGTAAATCAATTGCTGGATGTAAGAACGTATCCTTAATGTCAGCAATAGGCATTGCCTGGACTTCACCACCACTTGTGTAGTAAACTGGCCATGTCGTGCCTGTATCAGATGTCGGCGAAACCGAAGCAACTGATTGAGTTACTTTATCATAGTTTGTTGTAACCGTTTGTGGGTCTTGCGTAGTACCTTGACCAGGAAAAGAAGAGGAACTATTAGAAATAGAACCTGCTTGTAATCTTGTATCAGATATAGCGCCAAGTGATCCACCTGATCCTACAACTGTTAATGTAACAGACGGCGATTGAGAATATTGATAAACAATATTATCAACAACTGCGTCTATCTGAGCTGAAGTCATTTCCACTAAATTACCCGAACTGTATACTAAAGGGTTTCGTGTAGCCATTATATTTTTCTCCTTTTTATTGCTCTACTTCTTACGAAGCGTTACCTATGATTGTTTTTAATGTAGTACCACCACTGTTTTTAATCAGTAATGTAACCGCTGAACTGAAATTACTTGAATCAATTGTGTCAACTTGAGCACCTTTTGATCCTGTAAATCCAACAACACCTTGGTTTGATAATTCAACCCACTGTACACTATTACCATCGTTGTAGTAAAAGTATTGTACGCCAGTTGCGTTGTCTACCCAAATGTCTCCTTCTCCTACGCCAGATGTTGGCGGTGAAGCAGCTGTTGTAATATCAAGATTACCTTCAGATCCAGTGTAACCAATGTCACCTTTTGATCCTGTGTAACCAATGTCCCCTTTAGAACCTGTGAAACCTTTTGATCCAGTGTAACCAATGTCACCTTTTGATCCAGTGTAACCAATGTCCCCTTTAGAACCTGTGAACCCTTTAGAACCAGTGAAACCAATGTCTCCTTTTGATCCTGTGAATCCAATATCACCTTTTGAACCAGTGAAACCAACATCCCCTTTAGAACCAGTGAAACCAATTGTACCAGAAAGGTCAGATACGAATGAGTATGCTGAACCGTTCCATAGGTATAATCTAGAGTTTTCTGCGTCTGTTAGAGAGCCGTTTTCAATGATAGCAAATTCACCTGTAGCTATGCCACTTGGTGATGTATCTGCTGATAAGTTAGCGACACTAGTATAAGTCTTCGCAATGTTGAAGCCTAAACCAGTAGCACCTTTAGAACCTGTATACCCGATATCACCTTTAGAACCAGTATAACCGATTGATCCAGTGAAACCTGCTGTAAGAGGCTGTAGCGCCCAACCATTACCGTTCCATTTCCACTGACGTGTGCCTAGTGTGTATAGATCGTTTAATGAGGGCGACGATGGAAAGTTTATTGCCATTTTATTTGTCTCCTAATTTATTGTTTTTTTTAATTAAAAAATTCAATATCCCTACATAATTTAATCTTGCAAGAAAATTTTAACGTTTTCTGCTTCTATTTATAATATATAAACACTACAAAACACTTTGTTTTCTAGTATTTTTCAATTTTATTAAGCGCCAATGGTACCACCGTTTAGGCACCACCCTTGACCATCCCATATACAAGAGAAAGTATTGGCAAAAACGCCACCAGTTGTATCTAATCTCCAGTTATGTGAAGTCCTTAATTCTGTTGCACCAGTACCAATTATAACAACTTTTGCATTAGCGACAGTAATGTCACTATAAGTTGATGTTGTTATGCCTGATTTATAGAACAATAACTCTTGTCCTATATAAGTGCCGTCTGCAAGTGTATAGTTTATACCTGCTGTAATAAAGTGATTACGTTTTGTTATATCTAAAGCACCTGTGCTATCTTTAGTTTCGTATTCACTTGTTGTTATATGAGAGCCTGCTATTGTTAGTTTATCATTTGTAAGTCCGATACTTACTTCATTTGCTCCCATTTTTAAACTGTTATCGCTTAAGAATAAGTGTCTAACTTTTCTATCAGCACTACCTATGTCATATGTTTCATGTGCTACAGGTAATAAATGTCCACTGTTTGTAATATCCCAACGATCCGTTCCTTCCGTTCTAAATGTGACTTCGCCATCTGTACCTGTGTCTGCTACTGATACTGAACTATTGCCGGCAGTTATAGAACTTCCACCTGAACCAGCAGAACCAGTAAAACCAACTGTACCAGTTGAGCCTGTAAATCCTACTATACCACTATTTGCTAATTCTACCCATTGATTACTATTGCCGTCATTCATGTAGAAGTATTGAATACCTGTTGCGTCATCAATCCAAACGTCACCAATACCTGCTGAACCTGGAGGTGTTGAAGCAACTGCTACATCTAAATTTCCTTCCGAACCTGTATAACCAATTATACCTTGATCGCCTTTTGATCCTGAATAACCAATTGATCCTGTATATCCTAAATCTCCTTTTGATCCAACATATCCAACGGCGCCAGCTGTACCTGCTGTACCTTTTGATCCTGTGAAACCTACACTACCAATATCTCCTTTTGATCCTGAATAACCTATAGGTCCTTCGCCACCATCTGAACCTTTTGATCCTGTGAAACCTACACTACCAATATCTCCTTTTGATCCTGTAAAACCAACTGTACCGGCAGCTCCACTATCTCCTTTTGATCCTGTATAACCTAAATCTCCTTTTGATCCTGAATAACCTATAGCACCATCGTCACCAATTGATCCTGTATAACCTTTATCTCCTTGGTCACCTTTTGATCCTGAATATCCTACATCGCCTTTTGATCCTGAATAACCAATAGCACCTACTGATCCTGTAAAACCAATGGCACCTGCTGAACCAGTATAACCTGCTCCACCACCTGAACTGAATAATGACCAATTAGCCTCAGCATTAGGAACTGCACCTGTAATATTACTTCTTACTTCACTACCTTGAAGTTTGTAAGTATAATATTTGTCACCTGTTCTTGTATATGAACCAGCAGTATATGTGTTCTTAACATATACTAACATACCCTCCTGGATTCTTGCACCTGGAATATCTGTTAATCTATCGCTGGCGTCACCAGAAATACTTTGAAGTGTACCTCTAACTTCCGTATCTAAAACGATAGGCGAGTTAGTGCCGGTACTCCATGTACCTGGCCAGACGTTTCGGGTTAAACCATCGTAGTTGCTAGCCATATTATGCTCCTATCTCCACGTAAGTTGTTCCCGGTTGTAAAGTTATTCCATACATATGGTAACTCTCTCCTGTTTGTCCTGATAATGGTGAATCAGGTACTAGTGTAATTGTTCCACCATCTGTTGTACCAACATCACTTAATAATCCTGCACTTGCACCTGTTTTAAATGTACCAGGTTGAGACGCTGAATTTCTAACACAAAACCAAAATGCTCTAGGGTTGGAATCTGTATTGTTAACTGCTTGTACTGAAAATGTTCTTGTTTGATTTGCCAACTCATTTACTGCTGATTCAAAACCTGTAGATTCAGAATCATCAATTATATCAGTAAGAGTTGGAGTTGTTCCAACTCCTGTTGTCCAGATCCAGAAAGACGGATATGTAAATGAGGCAGATACGTTGCTTGTTGTTGACGACTGATCTGTCGTATATGAGGTGCCTGTTACATCAACAGGTCTTGTAAACGTACACGTATTTGAGACAGTACGTGTATCGCTTGTATTGTCTTTGTGTATAGGTGATGTAAATGTAAATGTCCCACTCACATATCCGCTTCCTGAATTTGTACTCAAAGTACCACCACTTGCTGTTAAAGCATGTGAAGTGTTACTTGAATTTGATATACCACTTACGTTAGTTGAGTACGATGTACTAGCATAAGATTTTAAAAATGTTTTACCACTAACATTTGATTTAGATAAACTCATTGACGCTGTTGACCAGTTTACACTGAACGATGTATCAGAAGCTGTGTATTCTGATTCACTGCCGTCATTATGATTAAATTTAACTGTTGCACCAGCCGAACCTCCAGTACGACTAGTTGATATTGGTCTAATATATGAGTTTGAATTGTCAACAGTGAAAGTTTGATTCCAATCTACACCACCTGCTGGTGTTTGTGATTTACTTCCTGCTGAATAATTTGTTAAAGTACCGTTAACACTTCCACTTGTTTGAGTGATAGAGTAAACTGAACTTATAAAGTCTGATGTAACGTCACTAGGGTTATCTACTGATACAGAAAATCCTGTTGCTGGTACGTCCCAATTATTTGAACTTGATGGATTTGCTGAAGCTGAAAATGAAGGAGTAAAAGTTGCTAAAGTTAATCTTAAAAGATCACCTGAAAATTCTGCTGTTCTAATTGTAGAAGTTGTACCACCATCTGTATATCCTGTAAGTGTTCTATAATCTCCTGAAGTTGTGAATACTAATGGAGAACCTGAACCTGATCCTGCTGATCCTGTAAAACCAACTGCACCAACTGAACCTGTAAATCCTGCTCCTGTAGAACCAGTAAAACCAACAGCGCCATCGGCACCATCAGCGCCTGCAGCTCCGTCAGAACCTTTTGATCCTGTATAACCTAAATCTCCTTTTGATCCAACATATCCAACTGCACCTTGTGAGCCTGCATAACCACCACCTGGTCCTTGTTCACCACGTGATCCTGTAAAACCTGCTCCAGTTGATCCTGTAAAACCAACGGCGCCGGCTGTACCTGCGTCACCTTTTGATCCTGAATATCCAATTGCACCGGCAGCTCCATCAGCACCATCTGATCCATCGGCACCGGCAACTCCTCTTGATCCTGTAAAACCAACTGCACCGGCAGCTCCACTATCTCCTTTTGATCCTGTGTATCCTGCTCCTGTTGATCCTGTAAAACCAACTGAGCCGTCTGATCCATCAGCACCTGCTGATCCTGTGTATCCTGTTCCTACTGATCCAGTAAAACCTACTGTACCTTGATCACCTACTGATCCAGTGAAACCTGCTACACCTTGAGCACCAACTGATCCTGTATAACCACCACCTGGTCCTTGAGCACCAACTGATCCTGTGAAACCTTGTGAGCCTGAATAACCACCTGGTGATCCAGCAGCCCCTTGTTCCCCTTTAGAACCTGTGTATCCTGAAGTACCAGCCGATCCTGTATATCCTCTGGTACCTAAACCTACACGGACTCCGGCATTCTTAATTACTGGCATAATGCGATATTATTCTCCCTCATATTAAAGTCCAAGCATTGACTTTTTTTTCTTAATCTGTTATAGTATATTTATAAATAATCTGTAGTGAATTGAAGATATAAAATAAATGATTTCTATTGCATTTTTAGACATAATTGGTCTACCTTATGATGGAGACACTTTGAAGAAAAGAGGTCTTGGCGGATCCGAATCTGCGACTCTTTTAATGGCCAAAGAACTAACTAAACTAGGTTTTAATGTCACTATCTTTAATAACTGTAATCGTGATCCTTCTCTTGCAACCGAAGGCACCTATGATGGTGTACGTTATATAGATAATACTATTTTAGATTATAAACATGATTTTAAATTTGATATTGTTATTTCTTTAAGAACAATCATTCCTTTTCTACCACCTAATCTATACAAACAGTTTCAAGAATACAATCCTCAAAGATATTCAGCAATCAAAGCTAACGCAAAACACAAAGTAGTTTGGATGCACGATACATTTGCAAACGGCGATCTTGTGTTAGAAGACCTTTTAGTACAAGGTCACATAGATGAAGTATTTACTTTATCAGATTTCCATTCAACTTACGTAATGAATTGTGATCATGGTAAAAAAAGAAATATGGAAGTATTAAAACATAGATTTTTTCAAACAAGAAATGGAATAGTAACCTATAAAGATGAAGTTGATATAAGAAGAAAAGACCCTTACTTATATGTCTTCAATGCAGCTTTCACAAAAGGCATGGCACCTTTAGTTAACGATATATGGCCAGAAATTAAAAAAAGAATACCTGAAGCTAAATTAATATGTATTGGAGGATTTTATGTCTTCCCAGGAAAAAAGATGGATGCTCAAGGAGAAGAATGGACAAAAATGTCCCAAGATCCAAAAAATAAAAATTTAGGTATAGAATTTACAGGTGTTATAAAACAATCTGAAATAGCAGATATATTAGAAAGAGCAAGTTTTAAATTATTTCCAGGTGCCTTTCCTGAAACATTTGGTATATCATCTTTAGAGGCAATAGCATATAATACACCTATCA